TATTAGAAGTAGAAAACTACTTTAAAGAAAAGGCTTATGATATGAATGAAGCTGAAACTTTTTTTGAATATTATGAAAATATAGGTTGGAAGGTTGGCAGGAATCCAATGAAGAAATGGAAATACGCTGCTAACAAATGGATAAAGAATGCACGACCTAGTTTTAATTATAATAATAAAAAGGAAGCACCTAGTTTAGCTAAGCAGTATTTTCCTGAAATGTTTGAAAAGAAAGAAGACAAGCCAAAAGAAGAATTTAAAGCTTTGGATATGAATACAGTATTCAAACTAAAATAATTAGTTCACTCCGATTATTAGAATTATATTTACAAAAACAACTAACAATGGAAATAGGAAAAGAACCAAACGACAAACTGCTTACCTTTTGCGGTGAAGCTATTAAACGATGCCTGTTTGAGATGTCACAAAAGAAATCGCAGGAAGACATATTTATAATGGCTAATATCTTAATGACTGATCTTAACGAATCATTCCACAGACTTACTCAACAGGATGTTGTGCAAGCATTCCACAGAGGGGTAAGGACAGGTGAACAGTTAGCAATCAATCCCAGAACTTGGTGTAATTGGTTAAATTCTCAGAAACTAAAATCTAACGCTACACGCATTAACGCATCTCAGCTTAACGAGAAGATGTTAATAGAAAGTAAATGCAGTAGTGTTGATAAAAAGCAGGTATTAAGGGAGTTCTTAGAGCTTTGCGTAATAGAACCATACGAACAATTTTGCAATGATGAAGAAATTATATTACAAGGAGTCAATCAAATATTCATTTGGCTTGAAAAAAACGGGTTTTTATTTGTTTCAGATGAGGAGAAGGAAAAGATTTGGAAAAAAGTTCAAGGTACAATTAAGAAAAGGAAGTTGTTCACTCACAACAATGAGAAACAATTTCACCCTGTAATTATGTGTAGAGAGGTTTCAATACTAAACCTATTTGAAGAAATGAGAGAATCTAAAGTAGATTTACGAAGTGAAATTTTAAAAGCTATTGAACTATGAAGATAACAAACGAATGCAATATGAAGTTAATGGCTAGATACGAAGATAATCACTTTGATTTGGCTATCGTTGACCCACCTTACGGGATAGGTGCTGATGAAAATGCACATAAAAACGGAATTAATTGTAAGGTTAATGGATTTAAAGAACATAAAAAAGGTAGTTGGGATAACATTACGCCAAGTAAAGAATATTTTATAGAGTTGCAAAGGGTAAGTAAAAACCAAATTATTTGGGGTGGTAATTACTTTACTGAGCATTTAAAACCTGTTATGAGTTGGATATGTTGGGATAAAATGCAACACAATTTTAGTTTTGCCGATGGTGAATTAGCGTGGAATAGTTTTGGTAACAAGTTAAAAATATTCCAATACGCAAGAGGTAACGAAAGTGGATTTGCACCAAAAATAAAAGCTGGGATGAAAATAGGATTAAACATACACCCAACGCAAAAACCTATTGCTTTATATGAATGGCTATTAATGAACTACGCAAAAGAAGGAGACAAAATACTTGACACACATTTAGGCTCTGGCTCAATAGCTTTAGCCTGTCACAACTTAGGTTTCGATTTAACTGCTTGCGAATTGGATAAGGAATACTTTGAAGCTAGCCAAAAGAGATTAAAACAACATCAAGCACAATTAAGGATATTATGAAAGCAGACGAAGACAAACTACAAGCAGCAGTAGTAACTTACTTAAAGCTAAATTATAATGCTTTATATTGTGCTTCCCTCGGTGGTCAATATCAAAAGTACCATTCGCAAAGAATGAAAGCCAAACGTACAGGATACATTGCAGGGTTTCCAGATCTATTCATCTACGAACCTAGAGGTAAATTCAACGGCTTAGCGTTAGAGCTAAAAGTAAAAGGAAACTATGCAAGTCCAAAGCAAAAGGATTGGTTATTGAAGCTTACCGATCGTGGTTATGATGCTTGGGTTTGTACAGGATTTGACGATGCAAAGGAAAAGATAGATAATTATTTTAATCAATAATTAGTACATCTCGAAAATTAGAATTAAATTAGCCATATGAAAAGGATAAACAAAAAAAGAGAATTACCAACGCTAGGAAAAAGAACGGCATTTGAATTGCAGTTTGGTTGGAGTGGAGAAATAGATCATGTAAAACTTAAGCCTTTAAAGATAGATACAGGAATAGGCTCTAAATTAAACGGAGCAAGGATTTAGTGAGCAAGCTACTTGAACGCTGCATTCAAGTCCTATCGAAATCAGAAATGGTTTAATTTTAACACGATAGGCAAAGATAAACCTTAGGGGTTTAAAAGTCGGTGTTGGGGAGGGCGGGATTCCTTCCCAACCATGGACTAGGTATCACTAGGATAGAGATAAATTCTTGTCTCCAATATAGGAGATAATAGAGACAATAAAACTAAAACAAGACTAAGATGCCAGATATAGCTAAATGTAGTGGAAAAGGTTGTACATTAAAAGAAACTTGCTACCGATTCAAATCGAAGTCAAGCGAGTATATGCAGTCTTATTTTGCTCGACCACCAACAAAAGGAGATGACGAGAACGGAGAAACTAAATGCGATATGTATTGGAAACTAAAAACAAAGTAATGAAAGACGAAAAGAAAAAACCAACAGAAGTGGCAGAAGCAATGTTTGAATCATGGCTAGATGATTTAGAAGAGAAGGAACAACCAGAGGCTTGCTCGATTGATGATGAAGATTGTGAAGCTTGTGGATCATGATAGAGATGTTAAACCAAATTACAGCAGCTTTAAATGATGGATTAAAGTCAAGGGAAGCACTATTAAATCTAGTTAAGTTTGATTCTAAACGAGTGGATTCATTAGAAAATAAAATAGATATACTTATGAGTGAAAGAAAACACGAATCTATATCAATAGAGGAAAAAGTATGTGCTAAGATATTAGAACGTGCTGAGATGGGAAAGAGTAAATATGGTACTACAATGGAGCGAACTGATCTATCAGTTGAAGATTGGATAACCCATGCACAAGAGGAGGCAATGGACTTAGCGATATATTTAGAAAAAATTAAGTCAATGTTACCGATAATTAAATAATTAAATGTATATTGCAGTGTAATTCATACGTAGTTGTTTTGGTGGGGTTGTAGTTTTAAACCTACAATCCCATTTTTTATAGCTACTAAAACAAAAAACAACTATGAAAGGAATTATTAATCATTCGATATTAAAAGGAATTAAAAAAGGCAAGAAGATGCACGTTATTCGAAGATACTTAGCTGTTTGCTATGGTATTAAAGTCGGGCATAAAGTAATGCTTACAAGATATGGCAACATTAAGCGAAGATTTAGCAGCGTATTATAACCAACTGTATAAGATAGCGTTAAAGATTACTAATACAGTAGCAGATGCACAAGATTTAACGCAAGATATATACATTGTATTGTTAGAATATGACCAAGATAAGATGCGAACTATTATTGATAATGGGCATTTAGGCTTTTGGGTTACTCGTGTGATGTGTAATCAATATCTGAATGCGAATTCTAAGTTTAAGCGAAAGTACTATGGTAAGTTAAAAGCTGACAAAGATAACGATCAGCATTTGAAGAACTTAGTTTGTGAGGAATACGAAGAGGACAAACGGATAGATCATATAAACGAAGCAATGAAGGATTTGCACTTCTACGATAGGAGTCTATTCAAGATCTATACAGAAACTAATCACACTATTAGAAGTTTGGCAAAGGCTACCGGCATAAGTACTACAAGCATATTCTTCACACTTAAAAAGGTACGCAATACCATCAAAGATGAAGTTAAAAACAAGCATTAGAACGTATCAAGAAAGGATTAGTATATGTCAAGGTTGTCCACACTTTAGAAAGTCTATAAGCCAATGTAAGAAGTGCGGCTGCTTTATGAAGATTAAAGCTAAGATAGCATTCACTAGATGCCCATTAGGTAAATGGGAAAGGGAGAACGACTTAACCAAAGACCAACTAAGTATATTAAAACGATTACTAAAACAAATAGGCTCAGATAAGATTAACCATAACGATAACGTAGGAGTTACAAACCTATACAATGAAATATTCGGAATGAATAAGAAAGTTTCTAAGTGTGGTTCTTGTGTAGCTCAAACGATTAACGAACTAAGAGAAGTGCTTGCAGGATATGAAGATTGAAAGTAGAAAGATAAGTGAGCTTAAATTCGCTGAGTATAATCCAAGGACTATAAGCAAGAAACAATTTAAAGACCTTGTAAACAGTCTTAAAAAGTTTGGCTTAATAGATCCTATTATTATTAATTCATCTAAGGATAGGCATAATATAATCATAGGAGGGCATCAACGCTCACGTGCTTGGCTTGAATTAGGGAACGATACTATCCAATGTGTAATTCTTAATCTACCATTAAAGGATGAAATGGAGCTTAACCTTAGACTGAACAAGAACGGGGGGAAGTTTGATGATGATTTACTACTAAACTATTTTGATGAAGAACTATTATTTGAAGTAGGATTTAGCGAGAACGACTTTAATATTAACCTTGACAAATACGAAGACAATACTTTAGAGAATGAAACTAAAGATGTTTGCGAATGTTGTGGAGAAAAGATTTAATTATGTACATACCAATACTAATATTTGCAACGCTCGTTTGTATCTCAATTATCGTTGAAAATTATATAAGACATAACCCGTAATGAGAAAGCATACTAAAATATATTTAGAGTTCTTTAATTTTGATGAGTTGGATTATATCCCTTGCGAAGTATGTTCATCTCCTGCACAAGATATTCATCACATCGAAGCTCGTGGCATGGGAGGTTCTAAAGTAAAGGATTATATCGGTAACCTGCAAGCGGTTTGCAGACCTTGCCATATTAGGTATGGGGATAAGAAACAATACAAAGAAATGCTTGTAGAAATACATTTAAACTATATGGATAAGTATGGAGTTATATAAAGGTGATTGCTTGGAAGTAATGAAGTCTATTCCTGATGGTTCAGTTGATGCTATAATCACAGACCCCCCCTACGGAACTACTGCGTGTAAATGGGATAGCGTAATTGATTTTGATTTGATGTGGGAACAACTTAATAGAATTATTAAACCGAATGGTGCTATTGTATTATTTGGAAGTGAGCCGTTTAGTAGTGCTTTAAGAATGAGTAATATTAAGAACTATAAGTATGATTGGATTTGGAGGAAAACAAGACCCGTTGGACATTTGCAAGCTAAAAAACAACCTTTAAAAGATATTGAGATAATTAGTGTATTCTATAATAAACAATGCTTATACAATCCACAAGGAACTATAAAAGTTGATATTAAACATAAAAACACAGAAGCTAGATTAAATAGCTCGGGTTTTGGTGTTGTTGGCAATGCTAAAAAAGAATACAAGCAAACTACATCAAACTACCCAAGAAGGGTTTTAGATTTTGCAAGCCCTCATAATGTAGGTAAGTTAACACACCCAACACAAAAACCTATTGAATTAATGGAATACTTAATTAAAACGTACACCAACGAAAACGAAACAGTATTAGACTTTACAATGGGTAGTGGTAGTACGGGAGTAGCTGCAAATAATCTTAAACGTAAATTTATAGGCATAGAGCAAGACGAAAAGTATTTTGATATTGCGGTAAAAAGAATAGACAATGAGTGAAAATAAAGAACAAAACAGAACAAAACTAGCTAAAATTCAGATGCTCAATGCTTTAGAGAAAACTCTAGGAATTGTTACAGGTGCTTTAAAAATAGCAGACATAACGAGGACTACTTATTACTCTTGGTTAAAGTCAGATGAGGTGTTTAATGCAAAGGTTAAAGACTTGGACAACTTAGCTTTAGACTTCGCAGAGAGTAGTTTGATGAAGCAAATTAAAGAAGGAAACCATTCAAGTACTCAGTTTCTTTTAAAGAATAAAGGAAAGGCTAGAGGGTATGGAGATAAGTTAGATATTACAAGCAATGACGAAGCGATTAAAATTCATATAGATCTTGGAAATTAATCCAGACTTTACATCTAAGCAGAAGGAGTGTTTAAGATTCCTATTCGATGACCATACCAACGAAGTTCTATTTGGTGGAGCTGCTGGAGGTGGAAAGTCTTGGGTAGGTTCTGCATGGCTTGTGACTATGTGTTTGCGTTATCCTAAGACACGTTATCTAATGGGGCGTTCTAAGTTAGATGCTTTAAAAAAGACTACGTTAAATACCTTCTTTGAAGTTTGTGGTGCATGGGGTTTGAAATCTGGAGAACATTATACTTTTAACGGATCGAGTAATATTGTTTCATTTACTAATGGTTCTGAGATTATACTTAAAGATTTATTTCTTTACCCATCAGATAGGAATTTCGATAGTTTAGGATCTTTGGAAATTACAGGAGCGTTCATTGATGAGGCCAACCAAGTAACGCACAAAGCTATTAATGTAGTACAGTCACGTATTAGATATAAACTAGATGATTACTCAATCATTCCAAAGCTTCTAATGACTTGTAACCCTGCTAAGAATTGGGTTTATACTGAATACTATAAG